AGGGCGGGTGGCCCTAGGGCGGGTGGCCCTAGGGCGGGTGGCCCTAGGGCGGGTGGCCCTAGGGCGGGTGGCCCTAGGGCGGGTGGCCCTAGGGCGGGTGGCCCTTACTAGCTAGGCGCCACCACCGTGGCGCCTACTGGCACCACCGTTACGCATGCCTTGGCAGCAAGGTATGCGTTGGCAAACCACCTGTGCTCTTGCCCTTTGTATTGCACCGCAACGGTGCCAGCGGGGCCGTGGTAAAGGGTAACGGCCAGCAGTTGGCCATTGGCCCCTAGCCAGTTGTTTGCACCGCCAATGGTAACAGGCACCGCAGTGCCAGCGGGCGCATGCAGGCCCACCGGCACCGCAAACGGTAGCAACGTTGGTGCGGTGCCAGCAGCACCGGGCAGCGCCAGCGCATACGTGGTGCCCGGTAGCAGGCTGGCCACGGTGTTACTAGTGCCCACCGGCACCACGTTGGCGGTGGGCAAGGCCAGCGCGGCAGGGGCGGCAGGGGCGGCAGGGGCGGCAGGGGCGGTGCGCACCGCAACGGCGGTGGCAGGGGCGGGGGCGGCGGCAGGGGCCGCAACGGGCTTGCTAGGGTGTGCCATGGTAGTAACACGTAGCTAGTGCGCAAGCAGGGCAAAGCGCCCCGCCTTGGCCAACCGGCACAAGGCACTAACTACAGGGTGCAACGTAGCGGGTGCGGTGTGCGGTGCAATGGCCATGGCATGCAAACCATGTAACAGCAATGTAACAGCATGCCACTATGCAATGGCCATGCCATGCCATGCGGTGCAACTACCATGCCATTGCATATGTTACAAACTGGTTACCAGATTGTTACAACTTTTTGCTTTTGGGTATTTTTTACATACCCCCTAGTGCGTAGCGCGCCCGTCCACCGACCTCGGCGATCCTCACCCCTCGAGTTTTCGATACCCCTTCAGAATGCACTCAAGGGGCCTGGTTCAAGTCAACTAGGCTAATCAGCTAGTCAAGCTGCCGTTCTATTCAAGTTGAAGGAGCTGTTCTTCCACTCAATCCGTGCATCTACTCATGCTGATGTCGCTGTTCTTCCAGTCAAGCCGCTCGCTCCGCTCACAGTCAATCCGTGCATCTACTCATGCTGATGTCGCTGTTCTTCCAGTCAAGCCGTGCAGCATCTCAGCTCCCCGGCCACCCATCTTCCTCACCCTCAAGCCACTCACTCCGTTCGTAGTCCTCACCTTGATTTCCTCACTCCACTCGCCGCGCTCTCTCGAAAAGCCGCTCGCTACGCTCACTCTCTCGAATGACGAAAACCGAATCACTTTCGACTCGACCCGTCCCGGCCTGTCTCCGATCGACCGCTATCTCTCCGCCCTGCACATCTCACCTTGGAGATCATGGTATTCGTCTCATTCGTCGTCTATCTCGATAGCGCCGTCTCACTCGCCTAGCTCAAGTTGTCAACCCCATTTGCTCATGCGTCACCTGGAGAGCTTGGCTGCTGATCGCATGACATTTCGTTCAAACTCGTATCTATTGGTATGCTCATCCCGGATCCTCAGGTTGAAGCCATCTTCAACTACATGTTCCTTCAGGGGCCTGCTGATGGTTTGCGCATTCAGCTAAACTGCGATCATCGTGTCATCACCGTTCCAGTTGGTTTTCCTACACCAGCGGTTCTGTCACCTGCTCAAGTCGACGCCAACATGAAGCATCACGGTCATCCGTATCATGCTGACATGGTGTTCTATGAATATTCATGGAACGGCGTTATAACTGATGAGCATCGTGTGATGTGCTATCATCAACGTGTGGACAAACTAGCTCTGTCATGATCGATAATCTGCTTCTGTTGAATGGTCCTCCTCGTTCAGGTAAAGACACAATCGGTAACGTGCTGTGTGATCACGGCTGGGTGCGCCTGTCCTTCGCCCGTGTGCTGAAGGACATGACTCATCGCATGTATGGGGTGACATGCGCGCATGATCGATTCGAGGAGTCGAAAAACAAGCCCTGCGGTGCGTTCTACGGCAAGACGCCTCGTCAAGCCTACATCGCTGTGTCGGAGACACTGATCAAGCCGCTGCATGGCAAGCAGTTCTTCGGCGAGCGAATACTCGATCAACTCAAGCCGTTTGACGTGAGCAAGAGTCGCTACAACATCGTCATCACCGACTGCGGCTTTGCTGACGAAGTGCGTGTGGTGGCGTCGAAATACCGGTCGACGCTTGTGCGAGTGCTGCGTCCTAGCTATAGCTTTCAGAACGACAGCCGTAGCTATCTCAGTCTTGCTGACATCGCAGTGGATGGCACCAAGATGATCACACTTGAGAACTCACGTGACCTTGCAGCTCTAACCGACAAGGTGCGGGCTGTGATCGACATTCTCCAATCCGACAGATAGCATGACTCGAAGTGAGCGCGATCGAATCGAGTCCGTGTTGCATGCGCTGCGCAGTCAGCTACTTGCGAGCTACAAAGCCATCGGCTATGAGAAGAGCGGCGATGAGATCAACAAGATGATCGAGTTCGAGTTAGATGACATGAAGCGACTGCTGATACGAACGTGCCTAGCTGATGTGCTGGGCCTACCTGCGGAGATCGTGTTTCACAGTCTTGGCATCGACCCTGAGGAACCAAATGGCGACGATAAAGCTCAGGAGGCTTAAGAAGCAGCAGCCTCAGCCGCCGAGGCCGGGTGTCGCTCGCGTGTGGATCTCATCAGACGAGTGCAGCTATCTCTGCAATCTGCTGAACACGTATCTGAACAACAGCGTGCGGTCGTTCAAGAAGACGCCAGAGGTTTACAAAGCTCGGCTTGCGCTGAGTGACTTGATCGATCGGCTTTACGGACTCTACAACAACCAATCACAGTCTTTTCATTCAGGCTCGATCAAGCTCGATCTGACTCAGACCGAGGTTCCAAAGCTGATCGAAGTGATGATGAAGAATGAAGAGACCAAGCTGATCAATCCTGTGCTGATGACTAAGCTACGGCTGCGGATTCAGCACGCTCAGAGCGATGCGCTCTTTGAGCTTAGAGATAGCAAGGATAACGCTAAACTCACTGAAAGGGCCGAGGCTGGCGAGAGTCGGCCTGTTACGAAGGTAAGGCCACCGGTATTCGATGCTGCCGAAGCAGCGAGATTCGTAAAGGTCAAAAGCCGCGTTCGACGCAAAACAGGAGAAAGCAATGGTTCGTCGCAAGGATCTTGAAGACATGGCACGCCGTATCCAAGAGCTTGAAAAGGCTGTTGGATTCTACGCTGACCCGTCAAACTGGACAGTCAAGGACAAGGGGTTCATTTTCATCCCCAATCTGCTCAACGACGATGGCGGGCCCAACGTCGCGCGCAAGGTTCTCAACCTCGCTCCAGTCAACCAGCAGCGGCTTGAGGAGCTGAAGGAGAAGGCGATCGCTGCCGCTGATCAGAAGGCGAAGACGATCAGCGGGCAGTGGCAGAAGCCCTAGCCGTGGAAGCCTTCGATGCCAGCCATCATGCCGTTGCCCGGTGCCGTTCCGGCTCCGAAGATGCCGAGTGAGCCTCCGGCTGGGATGACGATGCCACGGCCGATGTCACCTTGATACTGCGCAAGGCTGATCAACCCTGCTGCGTGGAGCGCAGCGCCGACCCCAGTGACACCTGAAATGCCAGCCATGGCACCTGTCCCGGCCCATTCGGAGAAGACAGTGCCTTCAAGGTCTGCTGTGCTACCAGCAAGCATCGGTGACGGCGTCAGGAGGTTCCGGTTGCCGAACGTTGATCCGAACGTCAACCCGCCTCTGACAAAGAATGTCACAGACTGTTCCAGCGTAGCTACCACTCCGATCGAGATCCTTCCGACGTGGATTGCCTTTGTTGACAGTCGGTTATCAACAAGAAGAACAGGGTTCCCCCCACCCATAGCGGCGCGACCCTGACTCATGAATACTGTGAAGTGTGAACCCATGGCATGATATACAAGACGAACGTCCCCGTCTTGTATATCACTTCGCGGCCCTTAGCATGGTTGGGGTGCGGCGTGTGAGTGTGGAATGAAGTTAGGGATCCGATGGGACCGCCGTCACTTGCGAGGTGGCGGCGGTCATTTTTATGAATCATCATCCGTTCCAGTAGTTGCTGCAATGCAAGAACAAACAAACGGGTTCGATCCTGACAACTGCTACGTCGTCGTGTGGCTGAAGACCGGCGGCACGATTGTGCTGAAGAAGGTCGCTCAAGAAGAGGACAGATCATCTGTCGGCAGCGTATCTCTCTTCACAGCCTACCGCACGACTGACGTGGAGGACTTCATCAGCGGTGGCACTGATCAACAAGTCTTCATTCCGCACGGTGAGGTTCTTCTCGAGGAACCCATCACCAACGAGCGATATGCGTATCTTCGCGAAGTGTCGCACCGCAACCACCAGATCCGTGATATCGAGTCACAGCTCCGGCTCAACCACATGATCGGTGAGTTCAACAAGCTTCGCCAGCAAGTGATGCTCAGCAACAATCTCCAGGCGCAGAATGGTCCGATGGCGGATTCGAATGAGCCTGAAGAGAATGAACGGTCACAGCTGAGCGTCATTGCGAAGAGGGCAGAGATGGAGGCCGCTGCGAGAGCTGCTGTGACGGTGAAGCCGAATGCGCCAGCCGCGAAGCCTGCGACACCAAAGCCAGTGGAGAGGGAAGTGAAGATGAACGACAAGGGTGAAATCGACGGTGTGCTCATCGATCTCTCAGCGATGGGGTTGAATCGTGATCAGCACTGACACGACGGCGTCGACTTTGTCGACGATCAGCAGTGAGGCGAAGGGCGACCCTAACTCGGTCACTCGGCTCATCGCTGAGTTTGTCGTCAATGAGCCGAACTTCTGTGCCTTCATCACAGTGCTGAACGGTAGCTTGGGAATCAAGGATCCGACAACCCTTGCATTCATGGCTCTGTCACTGTATCAGAGAATGAAGAACAGCCAGGAAGCTGCGGACTCCTTGAAGAAATCCATTGGCGAATAACATCGGCCGTAGAGAACAGGACAAGCTCGAACTCAACGCGATCAGAAGGTGTAGTGAAGAATGCTACTTCTTCAAGAGTGGCGGTGAGGGCTGCACCTATTTCAAGAAGAACCAGGTCAAATACGGGGAAACCTGCATGTATGACCTGGTTCACCTCAAAAGCTACTCTGATGCCTTTGCGGACGGTGATCTTGAGTTTGTGAAGCGAGATGCGTCTGGAATCACCGCGATGGTGATGATGCAGATCAGACGCATGCTCGAGCAGGTGAACCTCGAAGGAGTGACAGTTCAGGAACCTATCCTGGACGCTCGAGGACAGGCGGTCTGGATCCCAGACCCCGCCGCGCCGCCGCCGCAACCAGGACAGCAGCGACAGATGATTGTCGCCATGCGCATCAAGGACCATCCTCTGATCGCACGATCCATTCAGCTTGCACGATCAATAGGGATCAATCTGAACGAGTTCAAGCTCACTCCGAAGAGTGCTGATGAGAAGCGCGCAGTCGCCGGTCACATCATCGCTGAGAATCCTGAGGATATCAAGCAGGTGATGAAGGATCGTAAGGTGATTGAAGACAAGTGGCTGATCGCAGTGGAGAAGGGCAACGAACGCGTCAAGCAGGACCCAGTCTATCAGAAGTTGCTGGCAGATGGCGAAATCGTAGAGTGATCTCCCTTCATTCAGTCAAATCTTCATAGATACGGCCATGGCCGAGAAACTCATTCACGACACAGCTGAAAAAGCAGCTGATTCAGTCTCGCACGCTCTTGGAGTTGATCGAGAGACAACGATCACAATCATCGAGATGTTCTTCGACCGTCTCATTGACTGTCTGCGCTCTGAGTCGACATTCACCATTCCTGGCTTCGGGAAGTTCTACTTCAAGTATGGACGAGCCAGGATGGTGAGCGAACAGCAGGCTCATTACCTTGCTGGCAAGTGCAGGAAGTCACTCGAGTTCAAACTTGCCACGATGATGGACTCAGACCTCGAAGGATGGGTTCATGACCTTGGTTTCAAGACCAATGAGCGCACTGAGCTGAAGAGAGTGAAGATTCAGCCTGAAGAGATCGAGAAAGTGCGCAGGAAGAAGAACCTTGAAGAGCAACGAGCTGTCGGATTCAGATCTGAGCTACTTTTCGAGGATCCGCCAGAAACTGATAGGATCATTGAGCGTGGACTTGGGCGTGCGCCTACTGTCGATGATCTTATCCGACGAATCGGCCTAAATCTGAAGATGTGATGCTCTACTACGATCCTGCCGCCGAAGGTGTGCTGAGATGCATGTGGGACTCGTGCAAGAACCGAGCCACTTCGCAAATCTTCAACAGTGACGCGACAGATTCGTCCTTTCTCTGTATCACTCACAAGAAGGCAGCAGAAATCAACCTTCAGAAGTATGATCGAATTCGAGCACCGGAATCTGGGCGACGAGGAGCCGCAGGACAGCGCCCTGGAGAGCAGCAGCCTCAACTTGCCAAGTCTGCAGATGCTGGGCCAAAGCCTCAACAGCGCACAACCAGCCAATCCTCAAATCGCCGCGAGAAAAAGGCGGAGGTGGCGATCGATGTGGGCAACACTGATATGCCTGACAAGAAGATCGTCGAGGCAGTCAAGAAGATCGAGGATGCGAAGACTAGCACTGATCCTCCAAAGCGAATGCCCGACATCAGAAGTCTGATCAGCGCCCTACCGAAGCCGAAGACATAAGATGAGAGTTCGACTTGGCGCAAAGGTAACGGGCAACTTCAGAAAGGCGGTTGAGCGCGAAATCCAGAAGTTTCGCGGCGATCACTACCTCTGGCACCGGCATATCAGCGGAATCGAGCTGAATCCGCATCAGATTGCCTGGATGAACGAGATGGACCGAAAAGGCGACAGCCACATGCTGATCGGAAGTCGCCGTATCAGAAAATCCTTCACTGTCGCCGCATACCTGCTCGAAGAGGCCGCTTGCCTGAAGTATTCAGAGGTGAACGTCCACAGTCCTGCTCTCGAGCAGAGCAAGCGAAATCTCCGCTATATGACGGATATGATCCTCAATAGCGAGATTCTGATGGCCTACATCGACGAAAGACTCGGTGAAGGCTTGGGAAAAGAGCACATTGAGTTTCAGAACCGTAGTTTGATCCAATCGAAGGGCCAAGCTTCATCGATCGACGGTCTCGGTGCGACTCACCAGTGGCTCGAAGAGTTTGATGATATGGATTGGGAAACATTCCTGACTCGTATTTATCCGACTGGCTCACAGGTGAAAGATGACCACGATTACGGCAATCACGTCGGATGCTGCCGTTTGATCACAGGAACGATCAAAGGCATCGGTAATCTTTACAATATCGAGCATCCGCAAGCGATCGGCGAAAAGGCAGTCAAGCTCAAGTTCAATGTGCTGCCGAAGATGACGTGTTGGCACGGAGTCGAGATGGGCATCATTCCTGAGAATGATATCTACCTCTTCCAGTCGATGTCGACGCCTCACCAGTTCGCAAGAACGTATCTCGTTCTCTACGTCGAATCGAGCGCCTTCTATCCTGATCGTTGGATTCGAAACTGCGCCGACAATGAGTATGTGCCAGTCGAGCCTATCATCGACTCGACTATCACCTACCATGCGCAAGGCGACGTGTGTATCGGCATCGACTGTGCTGGCGCTGGTTCAGGTCAAGATGCGTCCAGTTGGGCCATCACCTTCACTGAAAAGATCGGCAATAAGATCTATTGGCTGTATTCGCAAGAATGGAGCGCGAATGAGCGCCCAGATACGGTGATTGAGGACATGCGAAGGCTGGCAATGTTCTTCAGGCCAGTTGCAGGCTTTGGTGACGCCTTCGACACAGCATTCCTCTACGATCTGAATCGAGTGATGTTCGAAAGCTCGGTCACGCGCGTTGACGTCAGGCGCTACGAGAACAAGAGCGGTCCGACTGGCTGGGACGAGTGGTTCATCAAGCCGATCAGATTCAATGGGCCGACGAAGCATGTGATGCATGAACGCATGCAGAAGTATGTCTACGGCTGCACGTTCAGGTATCCTACCATCGTTGATGATGACTCGCGCTATACGGTGCTGACGAAGCTGCTGGCGCAGTTCGGCAACATCAAAGCTGACCGTTCAGGCGCTGGCTACAACAAGTATTCGATGCTCAGCACAGTTCTCGGCGACGACATCGTCGATAGTTGTGTTGCGAGTGTTTGGGCGCAGGAAGAGATCAAAGTCTTCGTCACCCCTGCCGGTGGCGCTATCCCGGCGATGGGATTCAGCGAACGCTTCAAGTTCAACAAGCTGGGACCGAACTTCCTCGGAGACCGCAGAAAATACGTTCCCGCAAAGGATTCGACGCTCTACGGCTTTCTGAAGAACGATTGATGATTGTATGACACCTTAGCGAGTCACCGATGCAGATCAACAACAACAAGCGAATTCAGCAGCAATCTGTCAACCGGTCGGTGAACGTATCTGATTCGACTGAGTCAGTAGTGGCTGAGAATGGTGTGAAGAAGCGCATCATCACCGATAAGAATGGTGAGGTGAGCGAGACCTGGATCAACACTGGCGGATACTTCGACACTCGTCCGGTTCTGAGAAGTGTCGGAATGACCCCGTTCCGTCTCCCGGCAGCAGGGAGGCAGGATCTGCTGGATGAGTCGTATCGGCTCTGGAAGTATGATCCGCTTGGCGGGACGATCGTCAGAACCACAACGTTCTTCACGCTAGGTCGCGGTCTGACGATCCAGTTCGAAGATCGGAAGGCCCAGTTCTTTGCGGAAAAGTTCTACCGCAAGAACAACCTTGAAATCAAGCTGAGAGCAGCTTCAGATGAGGCGAATGCGCTTGGTGAGGTCTATTTCTGGCTGAGACCGCACTTCGATGAGGTTCGCAAGAACGGGAAGGTTCTCTGGCGTGTTGGCGATGTTCAGCTGACGTTCGTTCCGCCTGATAACATCACCTACGTCGAAACCGCTGATGATGATGTCGGCGACGTTCACAACTTCATCATGGAGTGGGAGGACGGCGAACGTGCTGATCACAGCACAGTCATCCCTCACATCAGCAAATACTCGATCGAAGGCGTGAACAAGACGGCAGGCTGCATGATTCAGCTCAAGCTGAACTCAGGCAACATGGATCCGTTCGGCCACAGCGACTTGATTCCGATCAAGGAGTGGCTCGACAACTATCAGGAATACTTGCGTGACGGCGTCGTCATCAACAAGTTGTATCGATCACCCTGCTACGACATCAGTATCGAAGACGGTAGCGAAGATGAGATCAACGCTGCGATCGCACGATACAAGGGATGGTCGATCGGAAGCAATCCAGTGCATAACAGCCGCGAGACGTGGCAGATCCTGGAGTTCACGGGCCCGAATTCAAGCAATGAGCAGGCGAGACGCGCTTTGCTGCTGATCGTTGCCGCTGGCGTTGGATTCGCTGAGTTCATGCTTGCTGACGGCAGCAACGGCAACATGGCTTCATCGAAGTCGCAGCAACTGCCAGTCGCCAAGAAGTTCGAGGATCGACAAGAGCTTTGGTCGCACATTCTGAACGAAGTCGTGCAGTTCGCACTTCAGACGAAGGCTGCGCTGAGCCCAGGTTCAGGCCTGACTGTCGAGATCGATGATGAAGGCGACCCGATCCCGTTCAAGGGTTCAGTCACCTTCCCGGCGATTGCCCAGGACCGCGATATCGAGATCGCGCAGACGAACAAGCTCGCGATTGAAGATGGCTACATGTCGAAGCGCACCGCTGCGACGCGGCTCAACCTCGATCTCCAGAATGAGATTGACAACGATGTCGCTGATGCTGAGGCGATGAAGGCGCTGAACGAGAAGCTCGTCGAGGCTGGCCTGAAGCCAGACCCGGAGACTCACAATCCTGACGGCAGTTCGATCGAGGTCCCTGATGCTGGCGGTGATTCAGCCGCTGGCAAGTCAGAGGCTCGACCGCCGCGTGATAGAGTCAAAGAGAGTGATAAGCGAAGGCAAGCTGAATGAACTACATCATAGCTGGTGATAGAACGCTGCACTGCCTGAAGGTAGCGTTCCATCTCCTAAGGGAGAACAGCTATTCGCCGTGGGATCTGATCGGCGTAGTAGTTGGATTCGGGAATCGTGCCGACTGCTACTACAAGGCCGGTCACAGGCACATTGATGAGGAATTCCAGCTTGAAGCTGAACGAGCTGGAACTCTATCAGGAAGCTACGAGTTCATCAATAGCTGGCACCTTCGATATCAGAGACGAAACGATGTGGTGACGAAAGTCATCAACTACTACGTCACGAAGGAGTCGCTTGTGAAGTTCGTTCGTGACACGGCCTATTCTTACGTTGTGAGCAACGATCCGAATCGCTTCATCCGCCTTGCGATCATGCTGAGGAGTCGTGAACGATACATTCCCGTTGTTTTCAACCCTGCACAGCGAAAGTTGCGAGCGTTGAATCAGAAGATCATCGAGGCCAACCAGATATGAAGAAGCTACAGGAAAACATCCAGTTTGAACTCCTGAGCACGGCAGTGTCGGAATGCACTGACGAGAGTGGCTGGACCGGCGAAGGTGTCGTTTCGCTCAGCGAACAAGAAGTCGCTGAAATCACAAGCGGCGATGAAAAGCCGTTCTACGTTGAGTTCGTCGCTCTCTATGAGGGCCTGAGCAACAACCAGCGAAACTACAGCGAAGACGCTGTGAAGACGTGTGTGGACGCCATGGTTGGCGTGAACATGTATAAGGGCCACATCGAGCCCGGCACACAAGGCTGGAAGTATCGTGAGCCAGTCGGCAGGATTGTCTCAGCCAAGCTGGACAAGATCACAGTCGATGGCAAAGAGGTTCAAGCCGCCAAGGGTCGCGCCTACATTTCTGAGGCTGATGTGAAGCTGCGCGCTGACATCAAGCGAAAGATGGCTGGCAGCGTCAGTATCCTCGGCAATGCCAAGCTCGTCAGCCAGTATGGTGACGCAGTCAAGACTGTGGTGCAGATGCACAAGCCGCTCAAGAGTGTTGACTTCTGCAACCCAGGATCCGGCGGACTCAGTCACGCCGGAGTGACAGCCGTTGTATCTGAGATGGACGCAACCGTGTCCGAATCGGACACTGAAACTAAGGAAACAGAGGACCAAGAGATGATCAAGAAGCTCACGAAAGACGAGCTGCTCGCCGAATACAAGCAGGAGATCACTGCTCTCGTCGGTGAGCAAATCGAGGACCAGATCCAAGAGATCGCGTCCGGGCGCAAGGAGATTGCTGAACAGCGGGTGAAGCTCACCCAAGAGAAGCAAACCCTCGAGGCGAGCGTCCAGGAAATGACTGGCAAGTTCACCAAGTCCGAGAAGGACGTCGCGGAATGGAAGTCGAAGTATGAAGCTGAGCGCGATGCGCGCATTGCTTCAGAAGTCGGCCTGTTCGCGAACGAGCAAGTCGCTGAGATGATCTCCAGCGGCGACCACGACAAGCGCGTCGTCGAACTCGCTGCCAAGCGAGTCAAGACCCAAGTCATCGACGGTGACCTGGAGAAGAGCAAGAAGCACTTCACGTCGCAGCTCAAGAGCGCGATGGAAGAAGTGAGCGAAATGGCCGAAATGTTCGGGTCGAAGGACGACACCGAGCTTCCGACCAAGAAGCGTGATGGCAATCACGGTGAAAAGGCCACTGCGACCAAGAGGCTCAGCAAGATTCTTTCTCCTGAGCTGAATGAGTCAATCACCAAGCGAACTGGCGCGAAGGCGTGAGGACTGAACAATGACCAAGGCACATCGTCAAGAAGGAAAGTCGGTCGAGATTACTGGCATCGCAACTGCCAATATCCCGGGCGGCAGCATCTACCGTAAGACCGGTTCAACCTCGACTCAAGGTCGAGCGTGGATCGGTGTCGTAACCGAAGACATCAACGCTACGTCACAGGCTGCGACGACCCTCGATGGTCGTCCGATCGTGATCGGCGACGGTGTCCTCGCTGAAGCCCAGTCGGGTTCTGGCAAGGGCGACATGTTCATCGAGGGTGTGTTCACTCTCCGCTTGCCCACCTCGGGCATGTATGTCAATGACTCCGATCCGGTCTACTTGAATCTGGCGAGTTACAATGACCTGAGCGGCACGAACACTGTCGCTTCTGGTGTGACGAACAACCAGCTCACTACAAGTCCCTGGACGCGTCACGCACTGAGCGGTGCGATCGTCGGCTTCGCGGTTGGCGCGAGCTACACTGCCACTTCTCAGCCCTTCACTGGCCTGAATGTGGTGGACGTCAAGCTCATCGGCCTGCCACTCCAAGGCCTCGCAGCTATCGCTCCGGCCAACTGATCCAACAACAAGGGAACTACAGATGAGACTCTTTGCTGAAAACATCAACTTCCGCAATGGCCAAATGGTCATCGAGGAAGACGGACAGGTGCAGGAAATCATTGCGACTTCCGACACCAAGCAGTTCTTCACGACTGCTGTGAACGAATTCTTCATGCAGACCGATGAGACTGCTGACACCCAGTGGCAGCAGATCTATCGCGTCGTGCCCGGTCGCGGCCACGGTGAGCTGTTTCCGTTCCGACCGCCGACGGCTGTCAGAACGGTTTCGCCAGCTTCGGCTACCGCTGCTGAAGATGTCGCGACGAACGGCATGCACGGCATCGTCTTCAACGAGGTCGGTGAAGGCGGCGAAATCAAGTTCAGCCGAGTGATCTCGGCCGAGAAGTATGTCCGCCACGTCAAGTATGCGACGGCGATTGGCTACTCGAACGAGTGGTTCAACGACGGCCAGATGGCGCTGGTGGAGATGGTCACGGAAGACTTCCGTGAAGCTGCCAACGACAAGATGGCGGCTATCCACTACGGCGCGATTGTCGCCGCCTACAATGCCGGTCTCTCATCGAGCACGGCAGCGGGCAGCGGCACCAGCTCGTCAGCGAAGATCATCAACGCGCTCAATGAGGCGACGACGATCATGCGCCGAGCGCGCCGCCGTCCTGGCATCCTGTTGGTTCCGCCTGAGTGCGAAGCGGCTGCTCGCCTTGCTCTCACCACGACCGGCAATGTGACGTCAGGTGGTCAGAATCTACGCAACGAGATGGTCTCGCGCCTGCAACTGATCGTCACGGAATACATCGCCACAGGCACGGCATACGTGATTGAGCCGAAGCGTCGACTCATCAGCACGAACCGCCTGCCGCTCAGCTTGGCGAACTTCCAGGACCTGCTGCACGACGCAGAGGTCATGGTCGGCAAGTTCCGCCGTGGCGTGTTGGTTGGTGAGGCCGCTGTGATCCACGCGATCACGAGCTTCCCGACCTCCGTCATTGGTTCAGTCGACCTCTGATCCTGAGTCAGATTGAGCGAGCTGCGCTGTCTATGGCAGTGCAGCTCGTTGCATTTTCAACGCTTCTATTTGAATGTGAGTTGCGCTTCGTATCGGATCCATCAAGAAAGGATCACGATGGCTGAAAAAATCAGAGTTCTATTCATGTCCGACTACGGGGACACCGGATTCGGCACCGTAGGTAAGGAACTGTGCAAACGTCTTGCCGAGATGGACATCTTTGATGTTCACTACCTTGGATGGCATGCGGTTCCTTCTGACGTTCCGCGTGCAAGAGCTAACGGCTACACGCTTCACACGACACGATTCTGGCAGTCTGACGACCAATTCGGCAAAGATACGCTCGGACCGTTAATCCAAGCCATTCAGCCCCAAGTTGTTCTCACGCTTGGCGACCCGTGGATGATCGATCATGTGACAGCGGCTCCGAATCGTGACAGCTTCCAGTGGCTAGCCTACATTCCGATCGATCGAGATGTTCTCAGCCTGCCATGGGTGAACATCATGAAGAAGCCGGACTGCCTCGTTCTCTACAGCCAGTTCGGACTTGACGTAGTCAAGGGGCAGATTCCATTCCGTGACGCACGCTTGATCCTGCACGGCGTCGATCGAATGATCTTCAGGCCACTCTTCCCCAATGGAACTGACAAGAACACGCCATACGACGAATTGATGGCAGAGAGGAAGCGAGTCCTGGGCGAACAGTTCATGGACAAGTTCATCGTCGGCTTTGTCGGGCGCAACCAGATCCGGAAGGGCATTCCGTTCGTGATGAAGGCCTTCAAGGCGTTCAACTGCGCGACTTGGATCAATCGTCAAGAAGTCAGCATTCGCAACCCTGAAACGAATGAAGTCGAGGAAACCCACACTGCTGAAAAGTTCTGCCGCGAGAAGCAGTGCTTCCGGTGCGATCTGTGTCCTGCGTTTCAACAGCGCCCAGAGACCGAGAAGAGCATCGTCTATCTCCACACGACCCGAGGCGATGGCAAGTCGCCGCACGATCGCCCTGGCATCGGTTGGAGAATCGACGAACTTGGCCACCGGCTCAACCTGCACGGGCGTGTCGCCCTTACGCCGAACCTCGACATCCTGCGTGGCCTGCCGAGAGAGGGCCTGTCGCAGCTGATGCAGGCGTTTGACGTGCATCTTTTCCTCTCGCATAGCGAAGGCTATGGATTGCCAGTGGCCGAGACTCTGGCTTGTGGCGTGCCGACGCTTGTGACGAACTACAGCTCAATGCCTGAACTCGTATCAGGTGGTGGCGGCGTCGCCATCGACGTCAGAGCATACGATACGTTCACCACATGGGAGAACGAATGGGCCATCCCAGATATCGGTCATGCCGCTGACGAGGTGAACAAGGTGTTCGCTGACAAGGAATACGCCGCTCAGATGAGGCGTGATGCCGCTGCGAATCAATACACGCCCGACTGGGGTGTGATTGCCAAGCAGTTCAGAGAACTCATTCTCGAGTCCGTAGGACAAGGAAGCTGACTATGACTGAAATTCAACCCGGCAGCACAACGACTGAGTGGAAAATCGTCCTCCTGAACTATGTGGCCGGGTGCTCTATGATTGGTGCATCCGTCTGGATGGAAAACAGTGGTAAGGACGGCAGTGAGCTGATGGTCCTCGCCACGAGCTTTCTCGCGCTGAACGGCGTGAGCTACAGTGCTGCGAGGACGATGCTGAAGAAGCGCATCGTTGCTGCGCCAGTCACCCCTGAACCAACCCCTGAGGTTAAGCCATGATGAAGTTCGCCAAGTTCCTGTTTCCGATCGTCTTCGTCGCGTGCGTGTCACCTGATACGCAGCCTGTGATCGACGGCATCTTGGAGTGGAAGCGCATCGAGAACGAGCAACTTACTCGCCATCGTCAGCTTCTCAGTGTCGCTGTCTTCGATGAGACGGATGCTACCAAGAACACCGAGGCTAAGGCGCGCTACGAGTTCGCTCTCACGACCCATGAGCAGTATGCGAATGCTCATGCGACCTCACTGATCAACTGGTGCCGAAAGGTCGGCGAGTTCGACCCTGAATACGCCAACAAGACGCTCGATCAGATGCTCGCAATCTACGTCCAGATCCGCAATCTGGAGAAGGATAAGCAATGACCGGCGTTCCTCCAGTTGATGACATCTGGGGCGGCGTTCCTGACGCTCGGCGTGTCAACGTTTCAGAACTGACGCCCGAACAGCTTGAAGCTCATCTGATGAGCTACATCGACGCCCAGACAGCGCATGAAATCGTCATGAAGATTGACGGCAGTGCGACTGACTACGCCACTAATATGCGTAGAATCACCGAAGTCTTGAACGGACTCACGTTCGGCCTTGGCATGGCGATGAAGATCATCCTCGTCGCCTAGAATGGCTCCGACCATCCATGTTGTCTGGGTAGGTGATGAAAGTCGCCGCCCAGACAACTGCATTGATACCTGGAAGTTCTTCCACAACGTGCGCGTTTGGGGGAACGATGATCTGCGTGATGGCAACTGGATCAACGTCGATCACATTCAGCAGATGATGAAGAAGGAGCTGAATGGCGTTGGGGACCTCATGAGATATGAGATTCTCTATCGCCACGGCGGTCTGGCTGTAGATGCCGACTCGATCTGCCTCAAGCAGCTTCCTGACTGGCTTTTTGAGCCAAATGCCTTCGCATCTTGGGAGAATGAGCTTGATCGCCCAGGATTGATTGCTATGGCGGCGCTCTACTCGAAGCCGAAGAATCCGTTCATCTATTCCTTGATCCAGTCAATCAAAGCCAAGAAGACAGTTGTCGACAAGCCTGCATGGCGAACTGTCGGTCCTCAGGCCTTCACTGACCATTGGCGTGAGAAGCGATACTCCGATCTGACTATCTATCCGTCACACTACTTCATTCCGACACACTACACCGGAACGAAGTATCAAGGAACGGGCCCGGTCTTCGCTCATCAGATCTGGGACTCGACCGTGAAGAACGACGTTGATCTGCACTTGCGTGATACTGGCGGCATGATGCGCTAGAAGTCACTCACGATGTATCATGCACTGGCGACTTGTAGATCGCCACATCGTCGTGAGGTAAAATGGCTGTTCGTAAGTTCTTCCTGACATTCGGCCAGTCGAATGGCGCAACTATCGCGCCTGCGAACGAAGGCATCTCAACTGACTGGGAAAACCTCCATGCTGGGCTGGCTATCGCTGTGGGCACAAACTCGCCGCTCTACACTCAGGGCGGATACAACGATCTGTTTGTGATGCCTGGGAGCTTCACGTCATACCCTATCGTTGATCTGAAGGGTAAGGCAGTCCGCGGTATCCGATACCTGACGCGATACAACCCGATTGCATCGGGCGCTGGAACGCCTGCACCAGACGGAACGCTCATCCTCTACAAGGATTATCCTGGTGTCGGAAGAATCGTTGACTCGATCTCTTCGACACAGATCTACATCGATCGAATCTGGCAGTATAGCCCGGTCGGAAGCGTCATCACGCGCAAGTCGACTGGAACTGAGCATACTGTCACGGGATGGGGCGTAACGCTTCTCGGCGCTTCATATGCGAATCTTATCGAGATTTCACCAGCATTCGACCCTGCGCCGATTGATGGCGAGCAGATCGAGTATGAGTGGGTCGCAGGTGAGAACAGCGGGGCTGGGAATGAAGAGATCGTGTGCCTCGACATGCGATATGGCTACGACTGGGACGGTGTCGGGTCAGGCGGCTGGAAGGGCAGTCTTGACGGCATGCAGATTTCCTGTGTCTCAGGAACCGCTGCGAACCTGGTTGGAACGACTGGCGCGCGAGTGATCAAGCGAACCTACCTCGGAGCACGCATCAACGCGACAACCAGCGCACCGATGGTTGAGCTTGAACTCGCCACTGGATTCCCAGTGCCACCTGTCGCCGGAGACAAGTTCGTCATCGAACCAGCGCCGATCGGCGGTGAAGCTGTTCCGTTCAAGAAGTTTGCATTCTTCTTGCCGTGGTCGCCATTCGAGGGCGAAAGCACAGGCAATGCAACCGGAACGAAGAATCCGTTCCCGCCTGGGTTCAACTACCCGAATCATCACGACGTCCAGTCAAGCTATCAGCCATTCTCCGGAGCGACGTTTATGTATGGTGGCGCTGGACAGCCCGCTACGCGGCGATGCGCCTACCACGTTGGCCTCGCTGGCCGGATGCAGGGCGCACTAGCCCAGGACATCTACGTTGTCAGTCTGGCGATCAACGGCGTATCAATCGCACACAACGAACTGTCATCGAGCACGTCTGAATCTGTCGGCTGGAGTGATCCTCGCCAGCAGTTGAGCTGGGCTCCTGGTGAAGAGAACGGTTGCTTCCAGGTCCTGATGGATCACCTCGACGCTGCCAAACTCGCAGCGACTGCGCAAGGCGATACGCTTGAATGCATCGGAGTCTTCTACATCGGAGGTGAAGGTGACTCGATGTATGAGCCGTGGTCTCTCGCATACCAAGACAACTTCTCTGCCCTGAAGACGCGCGTAAGGCAGGAAATCAAGGATCGAGGCTTCTGGTCTGATGACGCCGCAAAGATCCCCTGGATTCATCCGAAGATCACAACTACACCATGGACT